GTACTGTTTACACTATTAAGGAGGTCAATGACAACGTATTCCTTTGATCAATTGCGTGATGCTGTGCAGGAATGCACCAGCTATGATCTTGTTCAACGCTTTAGTGATGATGAGGATGAGTATGTACTCGTTGATCCTTATGGAGATGTGGATGGTGAGCCCTTCTATGATCTTAGTGATGTAGAAGACTTCATCCGCAATAACGATCAAGTTGATCAGTACCTCTACGAACTCACCAACAAATGACTTATACCATTTCACGTATGGATGATGAGGGCAACTGGATTGCTCTTGAGTCATTCGAGACATATAGTGAGGCTGAGATGAATCACGATTGGTATAGTGACAAATATCCCTATGCCTTAGTTGATATCGTCAGCACACTAGAGTAACACTTGTCCCTTTCATTCACATAATTTGTTCACTACGTTCACAATCACGAGGCCTAACGTTATGACCACTGCTGTTGTTCCATTTATGCTCAAGGGTGATGCACTTGTTGCATTCGTCGATGAGAGAATGGAATTAGTTAACCGGGGTGAGCAGACTCGCACTGAGATGATCAAGGACGCTGGCTACATGTATGACAATGGTAAGCCTATGTACACTGAGTTCTACACTGAGCTACTCAATGCACGAGGTATTGTACCCACCACTGATACAGACAAAGCTGATCAAGAGTATGATGACCTGACCAGTGAGGAGAAGGATCTCTATGATAAGATCACTGATATGCTTGGTGAGAAGTGGACTCATGAGGAGACTATTGAGTTCATGGATGAGCTGTATGAGAATGGCATCAACACTGCTAGTGAGTTTGAGGAAGCTTATGAGTACACCCATGATAGCTACTCTAGCTATGCTGAGAAAGAGTTCAGTGAGTACTTTTGTATCGAAGTGATGGGAGCTGAGATTCCAGAGTGTGTCCTCTGTGCTGTAGATTGGCAAGCTGTGTGGGATCATAACCTACGTTATGACTTCTGTAGCATTGAGACTGTTAACGGTACCTTCTTCTTTCGTAATAACTGATTATGCATAACTTTAGAGTTGTACTTGACAGCGTTGACAACCCTGGTAAGTTCACCTTCATTGATGTTGACAACGCTAAGGACCTAGAGGATTGTATCAACTCTATTCGTACTGAATGGGATCATCAGTTCACTATTCAACAAATCACTGAGGTTAACTAATGACTATCTTGCAATACAAAGTCATGTCGTACATCACAGCTGATGATACTCAGCCATACTGTCACGGGTATTACGATACAGAAGAAGCAGCCCAACGTGTAGCAAACGACTACAATAACATGTGGGCATACATCGAGCACAAACTCTACGCAAAGGTTGAGCACGTATGACTGAACAAAACATTATCCTTGCTGTGATTGGTATGGTTGGATTGTTTGCTACGGCTACTATCTTCCAACGTGCTAATCGCATCACTAGCCGCTACTACGCTAACAAGATCAATCGTGATCTTATCGATCTCAATAACCGCACCTTTAACTGACCGCCACCCACTTAACTAAGATGACTGTTTTCACACTCACAAACTACTGCGATTGCGGTTCTACCAACATTCTTGGTGTCTTCAATAGTATGGAGGCTGTGATTGAGCGTATGCGTGTCTTGGCTGCTATGACTGATCCTGGTGATGAGTATCGCATTGAATGCTTTGAGGTAAAGACCTTTGAGGAAGAGGAGGAGAACACTTCACGTATCCTTCGCTCTCGTGCAGAGTGGAAGGCTAAGCAAGCTAAGATGGAGGAAGAGTGATGCATGACACTGCTATTAAAGTTGATGTCTACCCTGATGAATTCAAGCCTATTATGAAGGCACTCAAGTACTCGCTATTGTGTGATGACTCACGCAAGGTATTGACTGGTGATGAGTGGTCTACTCTTAATGGGTGGCTTGACTACTTCTCTGATGTTGCACTTAATGAGGGTATCTAATGGCTAAAGCATTGACTGATGAACAACGTAAACTGCGTCTTGAGATGATTGATATCGTAGCTCAAGGCATTAAGACACAAGCTCATGCTGGCTACTATGATGCTGCTCAAGTAGAGTACCTGACAACACAGGTTAAGCGTGTTGCTAAGTTCCTTTGCGTTGCTAACTAATGTACACCACACATAAAGGTCTGCGTGAGTATGAGATCACGCTTGGTTCAGGTGTTTGGTATCTCCTAGCACCCAGCTCTGAAGCTGCTGCATGGACAGCATTGGAGTTGTCCAAAGAACGTAATGATGAGTTGCTTAATGTTAAACAAACTGATGAATGGTAATGGGTAAGAAGAAAGAGTATCCCAACAACTGGCAAGAATACAAAGATGCTGATGATGACATGTTCCATGCTCATACCTATGAGGAGATCATGTCTTGGAAGGTAGCAGGTTGGGAACTCCCATCTTCTGTATGCTGTATCATCCGCACCTCTGACCTTAAGACAAAGAAGGTTAAGGAGTATGTCTACCAGAAGCGTAGTGCTGCACAAGCTAAGGTAGATGCATTGATCGACACACCTGACATTGAGTTCACTGTTGTTGATCACGAGTCCATTCATTTCCTCACCCCTACTAATTTCGATTATGAGTAACACCACCTTTTCTCGTCGCCTTCAACAACTGATCAAGCAAGTAGAGAATCATCCTAATCGTGATGAGATCATCAAACTTGCACAAGAACAACTTGTTGATGATACGTTCACAATCACCAGCGTTAACTAATTGGCTACACCTGCACAGATAGATGAACAGGTAGCGTTAGAGCGAGAGCAAATCAGGCAAGGACTCCAGCGCCTTAGAGATAATACTCGTAAGCTACAGGATCAAAGCTATGCAAGTGCTACGGTGTATGGTGCAGCGTCTATTGATGCGTTGTTACCTGCACTTGTTAAGTACATTGAAGAGACCACTGAATACCGCCTTAAGCGAGGTTCTGGTCACCAGTTTGACATCATCAAGAACTATGTCACTCAGTTAGAGCCATTGGCTGCTGCTGCCATTGCATTAAAGATTACCTTTGATCATGTGTTCTCCACTAAGAAAGGTAATGATCAACTGCAATCAGTATGTGATGGCATCGGTCATGCTATTGAGTCTGAGTGTCAGATGCGTTACTATGAGAAGTCAGCACCTGGTCTACTAGCTGTACTCAAGAAGAACTACTTCCATAGGTCTATTGGTACACACCAAAAACTGGTGGTTATCCGTACACTTATGAATAGGTCTGATGTACCTGATTGGGAGGCTTGGGGTAGAGCTAATCGCATTAAGCTAGGTGCATGGCTACTTGACTGCATTATGACTACTAGTGGGTGGTTCGTAAAGGAGCTACGTAGGCTTGGAAAGGTAACGGTCACCTTCGTGGTACCAACACCTGAGTTCCTCGCTATCAAGGACAAGGTAATGACTGAGGCAGAGCTGTTTGCTCCACTTGCTTGGCCAATGCTCATCGAACCTAACGATTGGACTAGTGATCGTGCTGGTGGTTACCTTCTCAACGAGGTAATGCGAGGCTATCCTTTGGTTCGTCGTGGAGATCCCACCCGTCTACAGGAGGGTACCCCCATTGAGTTCTTAAACAGGATTCAGAAGGTAGCTTACCAGATAAATCCCTTTATTTATGGGGTAGCTGAGGAGTTAGTAGAATTAGAACGCTCCGTTGGTAAGTTCCTTCCTATTGTTCATCATCCTCTTCCTGTTAAACCTGCTGATATTGAAACTAACTACGATAGTCGTAAGGATTATCGGAGAAGAGCAGCAGAGGTGAGGAACATACAAGCACAAGAGCCTAAGAAGTCATGCCGAACACGTATGACAATGGAGGCAGCTAAACGATTCAAGGATAGGGAGAGGTTCTTTTGTCCATGGTCATTTGACTATAGAGGAAGAGCATACCCTATCCCTGCTTTCTTAACACCACAAGATACTGACTTTGGTAAGTCATTACTTAGGTTTGCTGATGGTGCTTATATGGTACCAGAAGCTGAGTCGTGGTTAGCATTCCATGTAGCAACCTGTTATGGGTTAGATAAAGCTACAATGGAGGATAGGTTAGAGTGGGTGTCTAATAACATCACACTCATCAGCCGAATTGCTACTGATCCGATTGGGTCTTTACCTGAGTGGGAAGTAGCAGAAGAACCATGGCAATTCTTAGCTAGTTGTGATGAGTATTATCATTGCGTGATCGCAGCTGATAGACAATTTACAACCCTGCCTGTTGCTGTAGACGCTACGTGTAGTGGTCTCCAAATCTTGGCTGGACTTGCACGAGATAAATCAACAGCTAAACTAGTTAATGTATTACCTGGTGATAAACCACAAGATGCCTATAAGGTAGTGGCTGAGGTAGCTATGCCCTCAGTACCTGAACGCTTACGTCCATTCCTAGATAGGAAGAAGACCAAGCGATGTGTTATGACCATCCCTTACAATGCTAAGCCTTACTCCAACAGGGGTTACATTAAAGAGGCTTTCTTGGAGGATGGGATAGAGCTTGAGAAGGAAGAGCTAACTCAAGTTGTTCAAGCTATCAGGTCAGCTATGGATGTGGTCGTACCAGGTCCTATGGCTGTCATGAAATGGATTGAGGCTGAAGTAGCTGCTGCTGTTAAGCGTGGTGCTAAACACTTGGAATGGGTAACACCATCTGGGTTTGTTGTACACCAGAAGCTAAACAAGAAACAGTTCCAGTCTATGGAGCTACAGTTACTGGGTCGTTGTAAGATGAAGGTGGCAGTTGGGGAGACTGATGAGGTCGACCTTAATCACCACAAGAATGCAACAGCTCCTAACCTTATCCATTCACTCGACGCTAGCCTGCTACATTTGAGTGTCTTACGCTTTGATGCACCCATTGCTCTTATCCATGATTCTGTGCTTTGCCGTGCAACGGATATGTCCTCCCTGTCTACTATTGTCAGAGAGACATACATGCACCTCTTTGCAGAGCATGATTACCTACGAGACTTTGCCAAGTACATTGGTGCAGAGTCTGAACCACCGATCATTGGTGATCTAGAACCAGAGACCGTTATTGAGAGTACGTATTTCTTCTGCTGAGTTAGCGTCTCCTCCATAGATAGGAGGCACGCTTTTTCTAACTCAGCTAGTCATGAAAGTATGTAACAAATGCCTTGAGGTTAAACCATTCACTGAGTTTTATGTGGGATCTGCTTACAAGGATGGGTACCGCCCTACTTGTAAAGCTTGCGTATCTTTGTATTACAAGGAACGTAATGCAACCGCCGATCAAAAGGCTAAGAACAGAGAGTGGTCTATCAAACGTAGATACCAAATTTCACAGGAAGATTACGACTCACTGTTAATTAGTCAAAGTGACGCTTGTAAAATTTGTGGATCCACCTCCTCACGTAGAGGTGACCAACCTTTAGTTGTAGATCATTGTCACCAAACTGGGGAGGTAAGAGGATTACTCTGCCACCCATGTAATGTAGCTATTGGATTGTTAGGGGATAATATCTCTACTCTCCAATCTGCTATTAACTATTTATCAACCTACCATTAATGTCACAACCAATCCACGTTACTCAACAGCCTGTTGTCCTCGAAGGTTACCAAGCTGTACTGAAACCATCTAAGTTTGGCTATTCACTGTCTGCTATCCTGGACTCCCAGCTTATCGAAGCATTGGAGGAGGATCGTAAAGAAACCCTCAAGTGGGCAGAAGGGAAACTGAAGAATCCTAAGCGTAGCGTCCTGAAGCCTGAGCCTTGGGAAGAAGTTACTGAGGGTAAGTACAAGACTAAGTTCTCCTGGAATGAAGAGAACCGTCCTCCTGTTGTAGACAGTGAGGGCACACCTATCACTAATGCTGACCTGCCTGTCTATAGTGGCAGTAAGGTTAAGCTTGCCTTCAAACAGAAACCTTACATCCTCAAGGATGGTGTCACCTATGGCACTAGTCTTAAGCTTGTAGGTGTACAAGTTGTAGAGCTTGGAGGTGGTGCTGGTGTCGACCGTAGCGAGCTTGGTAACACTGAGGTAGCTGCACTGTTCGGTCAGACTACTGGCTTCAAGGCTGGCTCAGTACCTGCTACTGTTACTGAGGCTAGTGATGATGTCGTCGAGGATGACGATTTCTGATGGCATTCCGCTCAGGACTTGAAGAGAAGGTCGCTGATCTTCTCACCAACCTGGGTGTTAAATACGAATACGAATCAACCAAGGTACCTTACGTACTGCAATGCAACTACACGCCCGACTTCCTCCTCCCATCAGGTATCTACCTAGAGACCAAGGGACAACTTACCGATGAGGATCGGCGTAAGATGAAAGCAGTTAAGGCAGCACATCCTGACCTTGATATTCGTTTCGTATTCCAAACACCTTATAACAAGATCTATAAAGGATCTAAGACTACCTATGCCAAGTGGGCTGATAAACATGGCTTCCCTTGGTGTTCCTTCCACTCGATTCCTATTTCATGGCTGACGTAAAAGAAATCAGTCAAGTCGTTAGCGCCTTGATTGAAGCCTTCGATAAGACAAGCTCACCTAATGACATCATCGAAGCTTTTGATGATGCCCTTGAGGGGTATGAGCAACTGATCCAAACTTACCACCAAAAGTAATGCGCCCCACTATGTACGGTACTGTTGAGTTCTTCGCTGATGGCTTCAGTGACTACCTTGCTGATGTTGATAGCACAAACCCAGCAACCACAGAAAACATCATTCAAGGTTTC